TCGTTGGAGCAGGGGTAGACGGGCAATTCAACTTACACTTTTAATCCGACCGAACGAGAAAGGAGAAAATATGGAAACGTTGATTCGCAAGCTGACTTCCCGCAAGTTCTGGGTCGCCGTTGTTGGCTTTGTAACCGGGCTGCTCATCTATCGCGGTGCGAGTGAAGCCGAGGCCGATCAGATCGGTTCGCTTATCATGATGGGTGCGTCTGTCGTTGCCTATATCATCGGCGAAGGGCTGGCAGATGCAGGAAACAACACTCCGATTTATATCGATGATGAACACCCGCCCGAAGGGCTTGATTGATTGAATGTGATTGTTTATAATGGCCTCGAGGAGGCGATCTTATGAACGAGAACGAAACGAACGTTGTGGAGCAGCCAGCGTCCATACCGTTTTATGTGCATGAAGGGGAGATCAACAGGCTTGAGCGCATTAATAAGCGTTTTTTCATTCTGCTGCTGATCGTCTTCTTTGCACTCGTCGGAACCAATGCTTATTGGATTTGGTATGAAAGCCAATTCGAGGATGTTGTAGTAACGCAGGAAAATGCTGACGGCTACAACAACTACATCGGAAATGACGGTGATATAATCAATGGCCAGACAGACAATCAGAACCCGCCGTCGTAAGACTGGCGGCAGTAGTGGTTACCGTAAGTGCAATATGTGCAGGGGTACTGGGAGAATTTCAGTAAAGCGGTGATATATGAAAATCAAGCTAGACAATCTGTCCCGCTCACAACTCGAAACCCTCATCGACGAATGGATAATAGGCAAGAACGCCGAAAGAGATAGAGCCATCTTGAAGCATCGACTTCTTGATGGCTTAACTTTTGAAAGGCTTGCAGAAAAGCACGACTTGTCCGTCCGTCAAACAAAAACCATAGTCTATAAACGAGAGCAAATCCTATTCAAACACATCCCCGGCTGATGCCGGGGATTTTTTATTTGCCCTCAAATTGCACGAAAGACGCCCGTCCGCTTCATCGTAAGCGGGCGGGTTTTATTGTATTCTTCGGCATGAAGGGAGGCGGTTTGATGTCCGACTGTATTTCTCGTTTGGTGCGCTGCGGCGTGCCGGAGTCGACAGCCCGTGAGGTTGTCCGGGATTTCGTGAATCGGCATCAGATTGCCGCCCTTTATTCGTATATCCACGAGGTCGAGGTGGCGTGCGGTGTGGCTTAAGTATAACCCAAACCCGGCGGGTCGTAACGTCTCCGACTGCTCTGTGAGGGCGATCTCGGCAGCATTGGGCGTTGATTGGGAGACAGCTTTCGCGCTGATCGCAAAGGCGGCGTTTCAGATGGCGGATATGCCTTCTTCAAACGCCGTCTGGGGCGCGGTGCTTCGCGGGCATGGATTCTACCGTCACACGATCCCGAACACCTGCCCCGACTGCTACACAGCAGAGGATTTCTGCCGCGATCATCCGCGAGGCGTATACGTGCTGGCCTTTAGCGGGCATGTCGCCACGATCAAAGACGGAATCTTAATGGATTCTTGGGACAGCTCCCGGGAAATCCCACAATTTTACTGGAGCAAGGAGGCTTGACGATGGCATACAACAACGGCTATCCGGCGACTTATCAACCGATGTTCTACCAGCCACAGTTCCCTTCATATCAACAGGGAACGCAAGCGCAACAACAGACTTCAAATAGCAATTTGATTTGGGTACAGGGAGAGGCCGGGGCAAAGTCCTACCTCGTAGCTCCGAACACGACCGTCCAGCTCTGGGATTCGGAAAAGCAATGCATATACCTGAAATCTGCGGACGCGTCCGGGATGCCATCAATGAAGGTGCTTGATTACACGATCAGAGAGGCCGCTCAGCCCGCACAAAATCCCGCAGTAGTAAATACACCCGACTATGTGACGAAGGCTGAATTTGAACAAATGAGCGGGCAAATCGCCGCGCTTCGTGCGGAGCTTGACGACATGAACGCCAAGAAACAGAACAACCGAAGGAGGCTGACGGAAGATGAGTAACCCGCTGTTCAACCAAATGCAACCGCAGAATCAATTCACACAGATGATGCAGCGGTTCCAGCAGTTTCGGCAGCAGTTTCAGGGCGACCCGCGCCAACAGGTGCAGCAGCTCCTCAACAGCGGCAAAGTTACCCAGCAGCAGTACAACAACGCCGTACAGATGGCGCAGCAGTTTCAGCGCATGATGGGTATCAAGTGATATCAGACGATGTGATCCGTCGGTGCACAGGCGGCTTACATAAATAAACCAAAGGAGAAATACAATGGCTTTGACTGATGAAAACGGCAGCACCAACATGGTGATGCCTGTCTCCCCGATGTACGGCGGCGGGAACAATGGCGGCTTCGGAGACTGGGGATCTGGGTTTTGGATCATCCTGCTGTTCATCCTGCTCGGCGGCAACGGCTGGGGCAACGGATTCGGTGGCGGCTTTGGCGGCAATAACGATCTGTATCCGTGGATGAACCAGAGCAATCAGATCAATGGTGGTTTCCGCGATCAGATGCTCAACACCTCGATCAACAGCATTCAGAACAGCATTACCAGCGGCTTTGGCGATGTGCAGACGGCCCTGTGTTCCGGCTTCGCTGGCGTGAACGCTGGCATCGCGAACGCGGCGGCTCAGGCCGAAATCAGCGCGAATGCGCGACAGATGGCTGATATGCAGCAGATGTTCGGCGTGCAGTCCGCGCTTCAGCAGTGCTGCTGCGACAACCGCGCCGCGACGGCTGACCTGAAATATACTGTTGCGACCGAAGCGTGTGCCGACCGTTCGGCGATCTCCGACGGCATCCGCGACGTGATCTCTGCGCAGACTGCTAACACTCAGGCGATCCTCGACAAGCTCTGCGCTCTCGAACTCGACGGCGTGAAGAATCAGCTTGCTCAGGCGCAGCGTGAGAATACCGGGCTGCAGAACCAGCTGAACATGGCGACCATGCAGGCTTCTCAGAACGCGCAGAACGCTCTGATCCAGCAGGGATTCGCTAACGAGGTCGACGCGCTGTATAACCGCCTGAACTCCTGCCCGGTTCCGACCACGCCTGTCTACGGGCGCACCCCGATCTTCACTTGCGGCAGTCAGAACATGGGTTGCGGCTGCGGCTGCGGCGGCGTAGCGTAAGAAGGTGACATCATGGCAGAATATCTTGCGAACGCGGTGCAAAGCATCTCGCTGAATCAGCCCGCGATCTTCACCGCATCTATCCCTTGCGCTCGCGGATATGTCTATCACGAGGATGAGACAGGGATTTTTATCCTGCGCGGTGTCACGCCCAATTGTTTCGCCCGGTATCAGGTGACCTTTAATGGCAACATTGCCATCCCGACTGGCGGCGAAGTTACCCCGATTGCTGTCGCGCTGACGGTGAACGGAGAACCTCGTCAGACCAGCCGCGCGATCTTCGTCCCGGCGGCGGTCGATACGTTCGGCAATGTTACCAGCACCGCGATCATCACCGTGCCGAAAGGCTGCTGCTTCACCCTGTCCGTTCGTTATGTCGCGGCAGATGAAGACCCGGCAACCGTTCCCACGCCAGTGATCGAGATGCAGAACGCGAATCTTGTTATCAACAGGGTCGCCTGAGAAAGGAGGAAGAACAATGAATGAACTTTATGAACTCAAAGAGATGCTCATGAAGGAACTGAAAGAGTACGGCTCGAAGGGCGAACTGTCCGCCGGTACGCTGGAAATCGTCGACAAACTCGCGCACACCGTGAAAAACCTGTGCAAGATCATCGAAGATCTGGAAGAGGGCGGCGACTACTCCGGCGATTATCCGTATCCGGGCAGCTATCGCGGATCGTACCGCGACGGCATGAGCGGCGCACGCGGCAGGATGAATGCCCGCCGTGACAGCATGGGTCGTTATTCCGGGGAACGTGGATATTCCCGCACCGGGCTGGCTGACGAACTGCGCGGCTTGATGGCTGACGCGCCCGACGAGCGCACCCGGCAGGAGATTCAGCGTCTCGCTGACAAGCTCGAATCTATGTAAGGGAGGGCGAGCCTCTTGATCTCGGAAAAAGACCTGCAGGAGGCCATCGCCGAATGCCTAGGGCAACGATCCCCCAATGCAAACACCTGTATAAAGCTCGCGGCATTCTACACCATCAAGAACCAGCTCTACGGAGAAAAAGAAGTGGAGCAGGATATCCTGCCCCCTTCTTACTCTTACGCACCCGCGCCGGATGAACGAATTAAAGAATACGGCGATACGCCTTTTTACAAGGCAATAGCCGGACGGAT